GATATGAGTAGTATTAAGTCAGAAGAGGTTAAAGGTAAAGTGAATAATAAATTAGATAAACTTAAAAAACTGAGAAGACGAAATGGCGGTAAATAAGATTACAAATAAACAAGTAGTGAATAAAGAGTTAGTGAATAGAGCTAATGAAGTTTCTACAAAAAACTCTACTATTAGAGGTAATCGTGAAACTACAATTACTCCTGGAAATAATTTTTCAAAAAATTATTCCATCACTTTAAAAGATGTAGATACCTCCGTTTTAAATCATATTAAAAATGTAATGAAACCTGTTGTTAAAGAAGCTAATGAAACATTTAAAATACCTGTTTATTATGGAAATGAAGAAAGATGGAAAGCAGTTAGAAAAAGAGGTGTGTTAAGAGATAAAAACAATTCATTGATTTTACCACTAATTATGTTAAGACGAACAGAACTTGCTAGAAACGATTTGTCAGGACAAGCTTTTCCACACGATATTAGAGGTAATTATATTGATGTTGTAAGAACTAATCAATGGAGTAAAGACAATCAATATGATAGATTTTCAGTTCAACAAGGAGTTCAACCTGTATATGATGTAATCACTACTGGTATGCCAAACTATTCAGATATAACTTATGAATTTGTGTTATGGACAAATTTTATTGAACAAATGAATCCATTAATTGAATCATTTTTAGATCAATCACATACATATTGGGGTGAGGGTGAAAATAATAAATTCTTATGTACTATTGATAGTGTATCCGATGCATCAGAAATGAACCAAGATGGTGAGAGATTTATAAAATCAACATTTAGTGTTACTACAAAGGCATATTTATTACCAGAATACTTAAATTCTGTGGTTACAAACAAAGTATCAAATATGAAAAAATTTACATCACCATCACGAGTTACATTTAGTTTTGAAGGGGATGCATCAAATGAACAAGTGGGAAAATAATTTACTTTTTTAAAAAATTTATATATATTTATATATAGAACAAATGGAGGTTACAAATGACAGAAGAATCAAATTTAGCACAACAACTTGATAATAAAAATAAATTCTCAGAAGAAGAATTAAATGAACTTAAAGAAATTCAAGATGAGTATTATAAAATACAAACTCAATTCGGACAACTTTCAGTAGCTAAAATTAGATTGGATGAACAATTAGAAAAGTTACATAAAACTGAAGACGAAAACATTCAGAGTTTTAAAGACATACAAGAGAAAGAGCGTAATTTTCTTGATGGTATCACTGAAAAATATGGTGAGGGAACTTTAAATCCTGAAACTGGTGAATTTACACCAAATAAATAACAATAATAATAAAATAATATAATCGTTTTGTGATTGTTCCATATATTTATATATGAAAAATACCTAAGCGTATAAAGGTATTATATTTAGCACTAAATATAATTTAGGAGAATTTTAATGGCCGAAAAAATAGTTTCCCCAGGCGTATTTACCAATGAAATAGACCAAAGTTTTTTACCGGCAGCAGTTGCCGATATTGGTGCTGTTGTTATTGGACCAACCGTTAAGGGCCCCGCTTTATCACCAACCGTTGTAACATCATTTTCAGATTTTCAAAATAAATTTGGTGATGCATTTAAAAGTGGTTCAAACCACTTACAATTTTTAACATCACATGCGGCAGAACAATATTTACAAAATTCAAATACTTTAACTGTTGTTAGAATATTAGATGGTGATTTTGGACCTGCAGAAGCCACTGTACAAACTGCATCTTATGACGGAGTTTTTGCTGATGGTGCTAATGTACTTCCAGGTAGTGCATTTAAATTAGTAACACTAGCCGATGGTGCCTTAATGAATAATTCAAGTTCATTATATTCAGGTGATGCAGGACTTGGAGAAAAAATCCAAAATAATATTTTATTAAGTGGTTCTAAACATAATATTAGATGGGAAGTTTCAAATGTTAATAACGATAAAGGAACATTTACATTATTAGTTAGAAGAGGTGACGATTCACATAAAAGAAAACAAGTATTAGAATCATTTTCAAATGTAAATTTAGATCCTAAATCAAATAATTTTATAGCAAAAGCTGTTGGTGATCAAAGACAAACATTAGTATTGGATGAAAATGACAATCCATTTTTACAATTAAGTGGTTCATATACAAATAAATCAAAATATGTAAGAGTAACGGATATCACATCAACTGTAGATTACCTTGATGAAAACGGTGATGTAAGAGTACCAGCGTTTTCAGCTTCATTACCTGCAAGTGGTAGTGGTTCTTATGGTGGTTCATTTAATGGTGGTTTAGTTGGATATAGTGGATTTGATGCATTAGGTAATCACTTAAAAAATACTGCTGCAGGTGTATTTAGTGTGGCCGACCAGGATCCTGCAAATTTTTATGAAAACATTTCAGCTGGTAATTCACAAGGATTGAAATTAGATGCAGTGGGTGAAACAGGACAAAGTTCTTACATTGATGCATTAGACTTGTTGTCAAATCAAGACGAATTTGATGTCAATTTAATTTTAGTACCTGGTGTTATTGGTAGTGTTCACACATCAGTGGCATCAAAAGTGATAGATGTATGTGAGGATAGAGGTGATTGTTTTGCAATTCTTGATCCAGTAGAGTATGGTAAAAATGTTGTAGATGCTACAACACAGGCTGAAACACGAGATTCTAATTATGCTGCTATGTATTGGCCTTGGATTAAAGTACCAGACAATCAAACTGGAACTCAAAGATGGGTGCCACCATCAGTTGCATTAGGTGGAATATATGCATTTAATGATAAAGTGGCTCACCCCTGGTTTGCTCCTGCTGGATTGAATCGTGGTGGAATTGATACTGCTATACAGGCTGAAAGGAAACTAACTCAGGCAGACAGAGATAGTTTATATGATTCAAATGTTAATCCAATTGCAACATTTCCTGGACAAGGTGTGACTGTATTTGGACAAAAAACATTACAAAAAAAATCAAGTGCATTGGATAGAATCAATGTAAGACGACTATTGATTAAAGTTAAAAAGTTTATTGCAAGTTCGTCAAGATTCCTTGTATTTGAACAAAACACGGCTGCTACAAGAAGAAGATTTTTAGGTATAGTTAATCCATACTTAGAAAATGTTCAATCACAAAGTGGTTTAAATGCATTTAGGGTAGTTATGGATGAAACGAATAACACACCTGACACTATTGATAGAAATCAATTAATTGGACAATTATTCTTACAACCTACAAGGACGGCAGAATTTATTGTTCTTGACTTTACAATACAACCAACAGGAGCATCATTTCCTGAATAATGAATAAAATTGGAGAATTTTAATGGCAGAAAAAATTATAAGTCCTGGTGTTTTTACGAATGAGATAGACCAGTCGTTTTTACCAGCAGCAGTTGCTGATATTGGAGGATGTGTTATTGGACCAACAACCAAAGGTCCAGCATTAGTTCCAACAGTGGTAACATCATTTTCAGAGTATCAAAAAATATTCGGATCTACTTTTTCAAGTGGTAGTAATAATGAAAAAGACTATTATAGATATTTAACAGACCATACTGCTGAACAGTATTTAAAACACAATGACAAATTAACAGTTGTAAGAATATTAGCTGGAAGTTTTAGTGGTGCATCAGTTACAATTTCATCATCTACTGATCCAGCAATTGTAGGTGGTGGTGAAAAACCAAAAGCTGTATTTACGATTTCATCAAGTACTTCTAATCTTCATGCACATTTTACGGCAAGTGGAACGGAGATTAGTGCTTCTCTTGGAAATGTTAATTTTATTTTCACTGGTTCAGGATATTTACCACAAAATTCTCCAAACACAGCTACTCAAATATTTGTACCAATCAGACCAGCTGGACAAGGTGGTAATGTTTTAAGTGCCTCACATGCTCTTAGAGATGCTATTAATAATAGTTCTTCTTTACACGGATTGACTGGAGTGAGTGCTAGTGTTGGTGTGGATGGTTCTCCAAGTATTGCACCGGTAACTATGTCGTATAGTAGAGTTGGTAGATTTGGAACTCCCACATCTGCTGGTGGTTCACCTGTATCTATAAAAGCAAATAAAGGTGGTGGTGGTTCAAAAAGTGGAAGTATTGGACTTGAGAGTAATTTAGGTTCAATTAGTGGTCTCGGAGTTGTATCGGGTTCAGCTACTTACTTCTTTGGTGGAAAAGATTTCAATGACGGAGCACATAAAAATGTATTTACATTAAATACATTGGCCGATGGAGAAACTATGACAAGTAGAGGAGCTACGAATGCGGACTTTCCTGAACAATTTGAAAGTAACAATAAATCAACCTCAGGTTCTAAAGATAATGTAAGATTCCAAATTGGAGCATTAAATATATCTAAGGGTACATTTACTCTAAATATAAGAAGAGGTGATGATGTTGAAAATAGAAAACAAATATTAGAATCATTTACGAATATAAATCTTGATCCGAACTCTAAGAATTATATTGGTAAGGCTGTTGGTACTCAATATCAAAGTATTCAAACTGATGAAAATGGAAAACCATTTTTACAATTAGTTGGTGATTATCCAAATAAATCAAAATATGTAAGAGTTAGTGATATTTTAGATACACCTGATTATTTAGATGAAAATGGAGATTTAAGATTGGGAGGACAATTCTCAGCTTCTTTACCTTCATTCTTTAGTGGTTCAAATAGTGGTTCAACACACGGAGGATTTGTTGGTGGTTCTGATGGAACTGTCCAACATCCAAAATTATTTTATAATAGTATAGCTGAAAATAATTCACAAGGTTTAGACCCAAGTGATGATGCTACATCTGAAGGAACAGATGATTACATTAAGGCACTTGATTTAATATCAAATCAAGATGATTATGATATTAATCTTATCCTTGTTCCTGGTATTATAGATAGTATTCACACAAAAGTAGCATCCAAAGTAATTGATGTTTGTGAAGACAGAGGTGATTGTTTTGCAATTCTTGATCCAGTTGAATGGAATAAAAATGTAACAAATGCCAATGATAGAGGAAAAGCTAGAAATTCAAATTACGCAGGTATGTATTGGCCTTGGGTTAATGTAACTGATTCTCAAACTGGAAGAAATCGTTGGGTGCCACCATCAGTTATGGTTGCTGGTGTATATGCATTTAACGATAAAGTATCTCACGAGTGGTTTGCACCGGCTGGTTTGAATAGAGGAACTATTGATGTCGCAAGACAGGCAGAAAGAAAATTAACAAAATCAGACAGAGATTCTTTGTATGATAATAATATTAATCCAATCGCTACATTTCCTGGACAAGGTGTAACGGTATTTGGACAGAAAACACTACAAAAGAAACCTTCAGCACTTGATAGAATCAATGTAAGAAGATTATTAATAAAAGTTAAGAAATTCATCGCATCATCTTCAAGATTCTTGGTATTTGAACAAAATACATCTGCTACAAGAAGAAGGTTCTTGAGTATCGCCACTCCATTCTTGGAACAAGTTCAGGCTGATAGTGGTGTAAATGCATTTAGAGTTGTAATGGATGAAACAAATAATACACCAGACACAATTGATAGAAATCAATTGGTTGGACAATTATTTATTCAACCAACAAGAACCGCTGAGTTTATTGTATTAGATTTCACAATACAACCAACAGGTGCTTCTTTTCCAGAATAAAATAAATTAAGAGAGTTTATATAAATAAGCTCTCTTTTTTTTAAGTTTTTTTATATTTATATATGTAAGTGAAGGTATGTAATTAGGAGAAATGAAATGCCAGAATTGTTAGAACCACAAGATATAATGTTTACCCCATTTGAGCCGAAGCTCAAAAATAGATTTATTATGCAAATTGATGGTATTAATGCTTATTTGATTAAGGCAATAAATCGTCCAACTTTAGAATCAGATGAAGTGATTTTAGAACATATGAATGTAACGAGATATGTTAAAGGTAAGTCAAGATGGCAACCTTTGGATATTACTTTATATGATCCAGTTGTTCCATCAGCTGCTCAACAAGTGATTGAGTGGATTAGATTAGGACACGAATCAGTTACTGGTAGAGATGGATATGCAGATTTTTATAAGAAAAATGTAACATTCAATGTATTAGGTCCAGTAGGTGATGTTGTTGAAGAGTGGGAATTAAAAGGTTGTTATATCCAAAGTGCTAATTTTGGTGATATGGCATTTGATACATCAGATCCTGTTGAAATCACTTTAACATTAAGATATGATTACGCAATACTTAAATTCTAATAAATCATACTAAATTATAACTTAAAAAACCCTTAATAAAAATTGAGGGTTTTTTTATTTTATATATATTTATATATGGAGATGTTATTATGAAAACAACTTTTGAAGAAATAATAGAAATAGTTTTAGAACACGAAGGTGGTTATGTGAATGATCCAGACGATGCTGGTGGTGAAACCAAGTATGGAATTGCTAAAAGATGGTATCCAAGTGTGGACATTAAAAATCTTACCAAAGAACAAGCTAAAAAAATATATCATACAGACTATTGGAGACGAGGTAAGTGT